CCTCATAATTGATATCCACGGCATCAACGCGCCAGCCATCGCGCAAATTATGCTTTCGAGCGTATGCAATTTGCTTATATTCTTTCCGCATACATTCCATGCAAAGCGATCCTCCATCGAAACATATGCCGTACATAGGATAACCACCAGGCCAAGCGTATTTAGACCGGATTAATGCGCGCAATTGGATGGAATTCATTTAATGTACCCTTTCATTTAATTGTGATCATCGAATGATAATCAGATAAGCGCCTAGTGATAAGCGCCTATCAAGTATCATTATGCCGCTATTGATTCTACCGTAGCATCAAGCCCTTGAATGTAATCAGTAGCCTTTTGCGCTAACGCTGCGGCCTTGAATATTGCTTTGCTATCCTCTCTACACGCTTTTAGCCAATGCTCAATATATCCGGCATGGCGCAATTCGCCCTGTATCTTATAATCAGCGCACAAGTATGCTGCGCTTATTTCAGCAACCAATTCTTCAAAAGCATACGCAGGGTTACCATATCGCCCTTTGTCTAATGAGCGATCTAACCTATGCTTTGCGCCAGTCCAATGCGCTAATTCATGGAAGGCCGTGGCGTAGTAGTTTGCTTCGCCCTGGAAGGCCGTTTTATTGGGTAACTGAATTCTATCTTGGCTAGGCATATAAAAGGCCGCGTCCCCGCCATGTGAGATTATCGCGCCAGTCTTGATAATTCTATCTTCACAACCAGGCATAGGGTTAAAAGGGCTATCCGTAACTTCGGCCGGAACGATATTCATATCAGTTTGTTCGACATTAAAGACAGCGTAACCCTTAATAACGCAATAGCCCTTATCTTCGCCAGTAGCCTTGTCCGTAGTTTTAACAGGCTTAAAAAAGACAATGTGTGTAGCCTTTTCGCCAGCCTTTACATTCGCGCCATTATCGGCCCATTGTTTATATGTAGCCCAAGCTGGATTGCTGTAACCCTTTGCCATGCTGCTCATACCCAACAGCAACCTATTAATGCCTTGATAGGGCTTTTGCGATATAAAATTCTTATCGGCGCTGCTATCAGCTTTCCAAGGTTTAACCCAGGGCGCTGCGCCTTTTTCTAATTCTGCGATTATGCTATCCGTTACATTCTTATAAATATCCATATATAACCCCTTTAATAATTAATAAATACTGCTATAAGTATATTAGCAGATATTGTGCCAATATTATATGTATTGTAAGTGTATGATTACATTACATACTCATTAATGCTCTATTATCAGATATGACGATAATTCGTCACAAATGACGATATATAGACAGAATTGACGATTATTCAACATTAAATATTAAGTGTGCCAGTACTAATAATATGTATGTGAGTACTTACTAACCTGTAAGGATTTACAGACTACATATATACATATATATGTATACATACTTATATGCAAATAAGATAAGTAATTGTGTCTGTATGTATATGGGTATTAGATACCCTGGCGGATAAGCTCATGGGCTATCACGCATCCGTTCTCATGGGCATAACGCTTATGTGCTACATGGTACAAATATACTTGGACCAGCATTACGCACAAAGGTTCAATCTATTTTGCATGGGCATGGGCATGGGCATGGCCTGACTGATACGCTATCCGATACCGTCATCCTATGCCTGTGCGCCTATGCGACTATCTTGGCCTGGGCATGGGCGGTATGCGCCAGACTCGCCAGCCATGCGCCCACCCGATGGACTTGATATCCCTATGCGAGGAGTCACCTTCCCCTACCCCCCCCAAAGAAAATACGCCTTTTGTGTAGATGTGCTTATAATGGTTGTACTGACATAAGGAGGGATAGTTATGTATAAGGTAGATACGAAGGATACGGAAGTAACGGGAGATAACTGGAAGCACCGTAGCCAGGAAATGAAGTGTGCGAGTTGTATGTGGTTTGTTGCCAAGACTGGATCACCTGTTTCAACTGACCGTGGTTCGCTTGGGCGCTGCCGCCGCCATGCGCCAACAATGTCTGGCTTCCCCGCCGTGTTTAGTACGGACTGGTGTGGTGATCACAAGCTAGATGAAACTAAAATTTAGGGGTTAATGATGAATAACAATATACAAGTAGAGAAGAACATTGCAATGCCAGCAATGCGGGGTAATGAAGGGTGTGCGTATCCGTATGGGGAGATGAAGGTGGGGGATAGTTTTATGGTAATGGGTAGTACGAAGTCATTGATTAATGCGGTATGTGCGAGGAACAAGAAAGCGGGGGTGGAATGGAGCATGACGTTCACGGCGAAGAAGGTGGAAGGTGGCGTGAGGGTATGGCGTGTAGGGTAATCCCAGGCTGTCAGAGTTGCCGTTGGAGTGAGTGGCGGGAGGAGAGGCTATGGTGCAATTACTGGCGCAAGGGGTGTGTAATGCGGTGTGTAAAGTGGACTATGCCGCATGACGGTGGAACACCTAAAGACAGTAATGAGGGATGCCGAGCAGAGGTTGAATGAGTGTAGGCAGATATTGAGGGATGAGATGGGGTGCGCCATCTTCTGCAAGAATGATCAGGATAAGCGCCTCTTGGCGGCGGGGTGGAAGTTAAAGTATTCCGCTACCATGGTTGAGCAGTTAATCCGCGTAGCCAAAGATAAGTCTGCCAGACGTATCATCGCCAATTGGCGCATTGATGCCTTTGATGCGCTCAAAAGAAAGCATAAATGAAGTTCAATCTTAAACAGTTCTATGCGTTCTGTGCCCAGTTAAAGATTGAAACCAAGGAGCAGGGGCTGCGTAAGATGGATACGCTGCTAGGTACGCAGACGTATGTAATGGATGAGATAGCCAAGGGCTTGGATGAGGACATTCATATGTTCATTATCCTCAAGGGTAGGCAGCTAGGTATTACCACTATCTCCCTTGCCTTGGATCTGTATTGGCAGTTCATACACCCAGGGTGGCAGGGTACGCTGGTATCGGATACGGAGGAGAACAGGGATATGTTTCGCTCCACCTTGGCGATGTACATGGACGGACTGCCCAAGGAATACAAGATCCCCCTGATAGCCCATAACCGTAATCAACTGGTACTGAAGAATAGATCCCGTATTTTCTATCAGATTGCCGGTAATAAGAGCAGGTTGGGTCAGGGTAAGGCCATCACCTACCTGCATGGTACGGAAACCGCATCGTGGGGGAATGAGGAAGGACTCGCTTCCCTGATAGCGTCTTTGGCTGAAACGAACCCGAATAGGCTGTACATATTTGAATCCACGGCACAGGGTTTTAATATGTTCCATGAGATGTACACCACAGCCAAACGTGCGCGTACACAACGGGCGATCTTCTGCGGCTGGTGGCGTAACCAGTTCTATTCGGTTGGAGCCGATACAGACATCTACAAGGTCTACTGGGATGGCAAGCTAAACGTAGAGGAGAAGGAATGGACACGCGATATTAAAAAGATGTACGGTGTGGAGATCAACTCCCGTCAAATGGCATGGTGGCGCTGGAAACTCCATGAGGGCATCAAGGATGATTCGCTCATGTATCAGGAGTTCCCCCCTACCGAGGACTACGCCTTTGTAATGACCGGTACGTCCTTCTTCTCTAATTCCCGTTGCACCGATGCAATGAAGATTAGTAAGAAGATTGAATGTGATTACTACCGTTACTCTATGGGGAGCGATTTTAAAGATACGGACTGTATTAAATCTACAGAGCGTATGGCTACTCTCAAGGTGTGGGAAGAACCCGTAGATACCGCCTACTACGTCATTGGCGCAGATCCCGCCTATGGTTCCTCTGACTGGGCTGACAGGTTCTGCATCCAAGTATTCAGGGCGTATGCAGACGGGCTGGAACAGGTTGCTGAGTTTGCTACCTCTGAATTGAATACCTACCAGTTCGCTTGGGTCATTGCTCACCTTGCAGGGGCGTATAAGAACTCTACCCTGAACCTGGAGGTCAATGGGCCAGGCCAGGCGGTCATTAACGAACTACGCAACCTGAAGCGCCAGGCTTCCATGCTAAAGGGCAACGTAGGTAGGGATCTGCTCGATGTGCTATCGCATATGCAGAACTACATCTGGCGGCGTAATGATGCGATGGGAACCCTCTCTGCCAGCATTGGTTGGGTTACCACTACCCAGACTAAAGAACGTATGTTGACGTATATGAAGGACTACTTTGAACGCGGGATGATGGCGATCTACTCTGGCGATACGCTAGAGGAAATGAAAACCATGATCCGTGATGGCGGGTCTATAGAGGCATCAGGCCGTAACAAGGATGATAGGGTCGTAGCCACCGCCCTAGCCTCCGCAGCCTATGCCGAGCAGGTTCAACCTCGCCTTATCCAGATGGGTCATACCCGTGACCTGTCTAGGAAACTGGAACCGGACAATAGTCCCGAGGGCTTTGCAGTCAACAGAAATGTTGGTGATTACCTCAAGCGAATAGGATTAAATGAAAATCACTAAATTCAAGTCTTATTTGAAGATGGTGCAATCTACGGTCTATTCCGAACCCGATACGCCAAACTTCCATACGCCTGTCATCATCAAAGCCATCAATGACTTTATTCCGCTTATGACACTAACCAAGGATGGGTTGATCCTTGACATTGGTTGTGGGCAAGGGGCGTTTATGACCGAGATGACTGCCCGTGGCGAGTACAACCTGGTTGGCGTTACCCTTAGTCCAGAAGATGCCATAGCTTGCCTAGCCAAAGGATTCCAAGTTCTCAATTGCGATTTCTCTGACATTGGGTACAAAGATAAAACCGCACAAATGATTTGGTGCAGACACGCCCTAGAACATAGCCCCTACCCACTCTTTACCTTGTTTGAGTTCAACCGCCTCCTGCAAGACGATGGGTGGCTCTACGTTGAAGTACCCGCACCAAACCTTGAACGCTTCCATGAGAACAATTCCAATCACTACTCTGTCCTGGGCGATAGGATGTGGGCAAACCTATTCCGTACAGCAGGGTTTGAGATAGCCTCCTACCAGCATATTGGCTTTGACATAACGGTAGATGATAAGAAGATAAATGAACTCTTTTATTGTTTTGTTCTCAAAAAGAATAAATCTCTACCATGTATCCAGTAATTCTCAGAAAACAACTGCAAAAAATAATCCAGCGGTTTTTTGCGGATGAGAACAGGAGGATCTCCGTTGCGATGTTTGCTAAAGCGACCG